ACAAGGCTGACTTGCTCCGCATCGGTCGGGACGTGCTGCGTCCGTCGGACTCGGGCGACGTGGTCGAGTGGCTGGAGGACAACGTGCACGCCATCCCCGACTCGCCGATGCCCGGGCCGTTTCGCTCCGACCGCACGCCGTGGATCGCCGAAGCCTTGCGCATCGCCGCCGACCCCGAGACGCGTCTGCTCACCATCCTCGCCAGCATCCAATCGGGCAAGTCGCTGTTCGCCCGTCTGCTGACGTGCCACATCATCGCGAACGCTCCAGGGCCGACGATGGTCTTGCAGGCCACCGACCCAGAGGCCAAGGACTTCGCCCTGCGTTACCTCCGCCCGGTCTGGAACAACTGCCCACCCGTCAAGGCACGGCTTTCTCTCGAAGACCTCGACCGCTCGACGACGGCGGACTTCGACCGCATGACGGTCTATTGCCGCGGCATCTGGAACGAGGCGAACCTTCAGCGACTGTCGCTTCGGTACGTCATCGCGGACGAGTGCTGGATGGCGCCTCCCGGACACTTGGCCGAACTGAGCGCACGCGTGACGGCGTTCGGCTGGATGGGCAAACGTATCTTCATGTCGCAGGGCGGGCTGGCGGGGCAGGAGTTCCATCAGCTGCATGAGTCGACGGACCAGCGTGACTGGAATATGCGTTGCCCGAAATGCGACCACCTGCAGCCATGGGTCTGGGAGCAGGTGCGCTTCCCCGAGGACCCGAAGGCGACGGGCACGTGGGACTTGCACAAGGTCAGCGTGGGCACGACCTACGAGTGCGCTGGGTGCAAGACGCTCCTGCCCGACAATAACGCCACGCGTCTTGAGGCCAACGCTCGCGGGTGCTTCGTGGCTACGGCGGCATCGGCGAACACAGGGCACATCGGCCTGCATTGGAACAGCCTTGCTTCGATGAGCTGGGGCGAGCTGGGCGTGCTGATGCTCAAGGCCAAGGCATCGGCGGACGAGTATGGCGACGAAGAGCCGCGACGCATCTTCAAGCAGAAGCGGCTCGCCATGCCCTGGAGCGAAGAGGGCGGAGAGATGGTGGCGTTGGCCGAGGCCGCCAACTACAAGATGGGCGACCCTTGGGACGCCGAGGCCATGATCTCGCCGAAGGGCCGTGTCGTCGAGCAGGCGGACGCGCCGCAGGGGAGCATCCCATTCCGCACGATGGGGGTCGACGTCCAGCGCGGTCACTTCTGGGTCGTCGTCCGCAAGTGGGCCAAGACCGGGCATAGCCGCCTGATGGCCTTCGCCCGCATCGACACATGGGGCAACGTCGAAGCCTACGCCAAGCAGCACGGCGTCCACCATGCGCTGGTGCTCGTCGACTCGGGCGACAATACGCAGGAGGTCTACCGCGAGACGGCCAAGCGAAACTGGAAGACGGCTAAGGGCTCCGGCTCAGACGACTTCGCCGTGACGAGCAAGGACGGCCAGACGACGCGCCGCTTCTATTCCGAGAAGCAGTCCATCGTCGTTCCAGGCATCCCGCAGCGGGCTACGCTCATCGTGCACAGCGCTACCGCTGGCAAAGACCTCCTGCACGGCCTCCGTGCCCGCAAGGTCTGGACCTACTCCATCGACGCGTCGCCCGAGTACGTCGAGCAGCTGAACGCCGAAGTCCGCGTGAAGGACAAGCGGACAGGCAAGCCCCAATGGATTCTTCCGCAGGGCAAGAAGGACAACCACGCCCTCGACGTCGAACTGCTGGCCCTGCTGGCAGCCGTCCGCTGGGGCATCGCCGGCAGGGAAACCGCCGAAACCGACTTGCCTTCCACATGACCTTTGGCAGACTGAACTCAAGGGACGCGGCGCCAATTGTTGCGGGAAGGAAGAAGCTCGTGGCGTGGGTTGGTCGTCGCGTCCCCCCGTTCCTTCCAATCCGAGCAAGATAAATGGCTTCTGGACTCTTCATCGGACTGACCGAGTGCGAACTCCTCGACATCAAGGCGAAGGCCTTGGCGATGATCATGGAGGGCAAGACGCTGATGTCCTATTCGGACTCCGGCTCGTCGGCCTCGAAGCAGTTCGCCATGCCCCCGAAGGAGATGCTCGGCGAGGCGATGTTCGCGCTCTCTAAGCTCGACCCGCAGACCTACGGCAAGTCCATCTCCGTCATCTCGACGGACTGGAGCACGCGCCGCGACTGATTTATGGCACCCCGCAAGAAAAGCGTCCCGACCGTCTCCCTTCGTCCCTCGAAGGCCGGCAAGCCCGCGAAGGCCCCTGCGCCGCAGGCGTCCTACGGCGGCTGGCAGAGCATCGGCATCACGCACGCCCGCAGGGCCATCTACGGCAAGGAAGCGGGCGACCTGCGTCGCGACCTGACCCCTTACGACCGTCTTTCGATGGTCAAGAAGTGCCGCTGGGCCGAGCGCAACAGCGGCCTGTTCAAGCAGATCCTCGCCGACATGGTGCTCTACACCGTGGGCGACGGAATCAAGCCGCAGAGCCACGCGTCGACGCCTGAGATGCAGGAACGCTACGAGGCGTACTTCGCCGAGAAGGCAAAGCGCATCGACATCACGAACCGCTTCTCGTTCTTTCAGGCCCAGGCCATCCTGCTGCGCGGCATGATCCGCGACGGCGACTCGTTCGCGGCGAAGGTGCGCAACGCCACAGGCGAGGCCAAGCTCCAGCTGATGGAAGCCCACCGCGTCGGCGACCCCCTCGAGGACAGCGTGGTCATCCCAGGCATCCACGACGGCATCATCTTCGGCCCCTATGGCGAATACGTCGCCTGCAACGTCTACAAGTCCGACGGCGGGAACCGCCAGATCCTCGCCCAGTCGATGATGCACATCGTCGACCACGAGTACGCGTCCGGCGCACGCGGCATCCCGCTCCTCCAGCACTCCATCAACTCCATCCAGGACGAGATGGAAATCCTCGCCCTCGAGAAGCAGGCCGTGAAGGACAACGGCGACATCACCCGCATCATCAAGAAAGAAGGCGGAGTGCTCGACGGCGACATGGCCGCCGAACTCGGCGCCGTGGCCAACGGTTCCTACGCGAACCTCGCCAACACGATGGGCGGAAAACTCATCACCCTTTCTCCGGGCGAGTCGATGGACTCGTTCCAGAGCAACCGCCCGAACGCCACCTTCACCGGCTTCCTCGCCGCCCTTGAGCGCGACATCGCGATGGGCGTCCTTCCTTACGAGTTCGTCAGCGACTCTTCCAAGCTAGGCGGAGCAACCGTCCGCCTGATCACCGCCAAGGCTGGCCGCGTCTTCGGCAAGTATCAGAACATCATCATCGAGAACTTCTGCGTCCCGACGTGGGGCTACATCATCGGGCAGGGCATCGCCGCCGGCGAACTCCCCGACGACCCGCAGTGGAATCAAGTCTCCTGGACTACCCCGAAGAGCGTGACGGTGGACGCTGGCCGCGAGGCCGCCAACGACCGAGCCGACGTCGAGATGGGTCTCCTATCGATGTCCGAACTCTACGCCCAGCGTGGCCTCGACTTCCGCTCCGAGATGCAGAAGCGAGCCGCCGACATGGCGCACATCAAGGAACTCGCCGCCGAATACGGCATCCCCTTCGAACTGCTCTTCCGTCCGACCAATACGCCGGTGGGCACGGTCCAGCCGGCGGAAATGGAAATCGAGGACAAGTCCGAAGGCGAAGACGAGCCCGCCGATCAGGAAGAACCCGAGTCCCTCGACGAACCCAATTCCTAAGACCATGCGTTTCCTTACCAACGGACTGTCGGGCCGCGAGCCCCTCCTCATCGACCCGGCCAAGGCCAGCGACCACGCGGTCCTCGCCGAGAAGTTCGGCTTCACGGACATGCTGGCCCAGCTCTTCGGCGTGGCGCCTAAGCCCTATGTCGTCGGCAACATCGGCGTCATCCCGGTGGTCGGCGTCATCGGAAAAGGCCTGACCCCGCTCGAGAAGATGATGGGCGCAACCGACGTCAATGAGATCGCGGACGCCCTCGATGCGTTCGCCATGAACCCGGAGGTCGAGAAGGTCGCCCTACAGGTCTCGTCCCCTGGCGGCACGGTCACCGGCGTCGAGGAACTCGCCAACAAGGTCCGAAATCTGAAGAAGCCGACCCTCGCCTATACCGACTCCGAGATGGCCTCCGCGGCCTACTGGATTGCCTCCGCCGCCGACCGCGTCGTCGCTTCGCCCTCGAGCACCGTCGGCTCCATCGGCGTCTACATGGCGATCCCTGACTACTCCAAGGCCGCCGAGATGGCTGGAATCAAGATGGTCGTTGTCAAGTCCGGCAAGTTCAAGGGAGCCGGCATTGAAGGCACGTCCCTCGACGAAGGTCAGATGGCGAACCTCCAGGAGAGCGTCGACACGATCCACGCCGACTTCAAGGCCGCCGTGAACATGAAGCGCAAGATGGTGAAGGCCGAGTCGATGGAAGGCCAGACCTTCTCCGGCAAGCAGGCCGCCCAGCAGGGTCTCGTCACCGGTCTCGCCGACTCCTTCAACGACGCCCTTCGTTCGTTCTGATGGCCATCGACGTCCCCGACTACGTTCAGTCCGCCGCCCGCCGTGGCCTTGAGTGGCACGCCGTGGGCAAGTCGGGTGACGGCGTGACGGACAAGACTCTCCGCGAAGCCCGCGAGATGGCGGACGGCTCGGTGTCCGAAGACAAGCTCCGCCGCATGGGGCCGTGGTTCCGTCGGCATGAGCCAGACATGGACGCCCCGAAGAACAAGCCAGGCAACGACGGCTTCCCTGGAGCAGGCG